AGGTCATACAGGTATTCAATGTGATGAAGGCAAGGGGATCGTGTCTGCCATCAGCCAACTACATTAAGGTAGAGAAGAATCAGGCATACAAGACAGATGCGGAGCGCACCCTCATATATGCGGCAGCCGACATCGGGCTGGATCCCGGCGTGTACGAGGCGAAGAAGACCGTGATGGTCAAGCCCACATACTATGATGGTGAGTATCCAGGAAGGCATAAGGGCAACGATAAGGACTTCGTGGGTAGGTTCTATATTCACCGAAGCAACTTCGAGGATGTGATAGAGGCAGCCGTGATGTTCACCGACCCGAGAGATACCTACAGGCAGATGGATAAGATGCTGTGGCAGGTGCAGAAGCGGTACATGTTCGTGGTGGCTACGGACGGCAAGCGGATGTACCGTGGCGGTCTGATAACGAGCAACGAGAAGGTGGAAGGATCATACGTCGTGCCGATCGGCAGCAACCTACCGGTGATGAAGGCGATACTGAAGGCCGACAGGCTGGGATCGGGATTTGACGTTAGCATCTACAAAGAGCTGATCGCATTCAAGTCAGGGCTGTTCGAGTTCATTATGCCGCTGTTCGATGCACGATACCCTCCCGTGGGCAAGCACCTGGAAGAGAAGCACATCTGTAAGATATACGACATCAGTGGATGCGAGAAGATGGTTAGGTACATGAGGCAGTTCGTGGAAAAGGGCACAGAGAACCCACAGACGCTCACCATCTACAAGGACAAGGTGACTCTGAACAACGGATCATACGACAAGCACTTCCTTAAAGAGTACGAGAGCACGGTCGAGATACAGGGCAAGACGATGCACCCGATCGTCCTCCAGATGGGCGTGGACATCGAAGAGGATGCGCCGGAGTTGGTAGCGAAATACAAGATTGAGTACTTCGCCGACATCGTAAAGGCATTCGGCGATCGACTGAAGTTATACGTGGACAGGAAGGCGGGGCTGACATTCTTCGTCCAGCCTGCGGTGCGAGGGTGGTTCTAACAAAGGAGAGGATGGTATGAAAGAGATATTGCAGAAGGCATACCTGGGCGGACTGATAGGTATGGTCAAGCTCGGGAAGAAGGGCGAGTTCGAGATCACGGACTCAGGCAAGGTAGTGATGGTGATATACCCGGGCGGTGACAAGGAGCTGTTCAAGGAGGAGATAGGGATATTTACGCTGTCGATGCTACTCGACATGCTCAAGATGCTGAGCGAGCCGACGATGAGCTACAAGGACGGCGTCCTTAAGATCAAGGAGAAGGACAAGGTGTTTGAGTACCTGACGGCTGACCCCGAGGTCATCTACACAGCGTACAAGCCAATCAAGGACGAACCACATATCCTCGAGAAGCTGTCGAAGGCAGGCAAGGCGGTCAAGGTCAAGGTGGCAAAGGACACCGTGCAGGCGATACTGCAGGGCGCGACGATTCTAAAGGATGCCACGATCGTCACAATGGAGTCCTCTGAATCAGGCAAGGCGATCAATGTCAACATAGGCGGTGAGAACGAGCACAAATTCAGAGTCAAGATTGGTGATGCACCGGAGCTGAAGGACACCGTGATGCTGTCGAAGAAGGAGTTCCAGGCGATCCTGACAGAGTGCACAGGCGACGAGATCGAGATGGAGATCAGGCCGGGCAAGGCACCAGTCGTGATCAAAGAGGCAGACGTCAAGTACATACTGAACCAAGTAGAGTAAGGGACGGCAGGAGAGGCCGAGTGCTTAATGTTCCCATGTTAACAGGAAACGTGGTGCACAATGAAGGTGGCTAAGAAGGCAAGATGGCCTACCACCCTCTGCCGACCCTAAAGAAGGAGGCGCAAGTGATTAAGTTAGGTGAGAAGGTGAAGGACGAGGTATCAGGTCTTGTTGGCATTGCATCTGCAAGAGTCGAGTATCTGAACGGATGCATTCAGTATGGGGTGAGGGCGAGGGTTAAAGCGGACGGCACCTTGCCTGATACGATATTCATTGACGAGAACCAGCTGGAGGTTGTGGGCAAGGGCTTGGCTATAAAGCGTAAACGTGAGCCGATCGGCGGAGAGATGTTTGATAGGCCAAAGAAGTAAAAGGAGGTCGGGGATGGAAGCGATGGCTAATCGATTGTGGGTGGAAAAATATCGCCCTAAGTCTTTAGACGAGATGGTGATGGACAAGGCGATCAAGGACAAGTTCAAAGAGATGTTGGAGGAGGGTGAGATCCCGCAACTCCTTCTTCATGGCAAGGCAGGCACAGGCAAGACGAGCCTGGCGAAGATAATCATGGCGAGCCTGGACTGCGAGACGCTCGAGATGAACTCGAGTATGGATCGGGGCATTGATAGCATAAGGAACAAGATCAACAACTTCGTGGTCATGCGAGGCATGCACAAGTGGCGCATCGTCCTCCTTGAAGAGATGGACGGGTTGACAAAGGACGCGATGCAGGCGATCAGGAACCTCATGGAGCAGTACTCAGGCAAGGCGAGGTTCATACTGACCTGCAACTACGTCAACAGGATCATCGAGCCGATACAGTCTCGGTGTCAGATGGTGGAGTTCAGGGAGCTGGCGAAGAAGGATTGCTTCAAAAGGCTGTCGAAGATACTCGACACAGAGGGCGTGACATACGACCCGGACAGGGTGATACAGATCACCGACCTGCTCTACCCCGACCTGCGATCGATGATCAACCTGGCGCAGCTAAGCGTCAAGGGCAAGAAGCTCGACAAGATCGTGGAGGATTTCTCCGACACGTTGACTGTCATGGAGCTGATAAAGGGCAGGAAGCTGGATGACATTAGAGGGGTGTGCTACAGGCTCGAGTTCGTGGAAGTTTACCGATACCTATTTGACCGCATCGACCAGATTGAGAAGGACAAGATCAAGCAGACCGAGAAGCGACTCCGCATAGCAGAGTACCTGTATCGGGATAGCTACATAGCGGATCGTGAGATTAACTTCATGGCCTGCGTCCTCGAGGTAATGTAATGCTGTTCGACGACATGAAAAACCTATTCAGCAAGAAGGAGCCGCTGAAGGAGCCGGAAGAGTACGACCAGGACGTATACATGATCAACAAGTATCTGTCCATGGAGCCGACTCTACTGCCCGTCATCAGCGAGTTCACCAGATACCTGTGGACACTGCGAGGCAGGTACATGTATTTACTGGACGGGTTCCTGCCACAGACGGACAAGAGGCTGTTCATAAAGTACACCAAGAACAAATCTCTCACCGACAAGACCCGAGATAAGGTCAGGCTCGTCCAGCAGCTGTTAAATTGTAGCGGACGAGAAGGGTATCGTGCACTCCTTATACTTGAGAAGGAAGGGGTCAAGATCGAAAGAGTATTCGGCATGAAAGAGGCGAAGGATGCAAAAGAAGATGAAGGAGCGCAAGGAACTGCTGAAGCAGTTACGCGCTAAGAAGATAACGCTCAGGGCAGAGAAGACAGATATGTACAACAAGGCCTTGGGTGTCAACCCCGGCATCGCTGCGAAGCGCAAAGAGCTGGAAGGACTGTACGCAAAGCGGTCGGCGTTCACCAAAGAGATAGACGCAATCAAGTTAAAGCGCCGTGCGTTGGGCGAGGACATCGATGCCAAGCGAGCAGAGATCAATACGCTGAACGCCACCAAGGCAACCATGTTCACGGCATGCGGTACCAAGAAGGCAGAGATACTTGAGATCGATAAGCAGATCATGCAGTGCCTGGCCGACATTCGTCACATGCGCGGGCGTGATATTGACTGGAAATTATGAGAGGACATGTCATATGGAAGAGAAGTTGGTGACGATATACTATGACCCCACTCGAGTTTTTGTAGAAGATGTGGGAAAATCTATTATTGGGTATGAGGATGCAGAGAAGAAGAAACCGATGTACGCCTATGGTTTTACGTATGGAATAAGGATAACGAGGGACAGTTTGCAAAAGCAACTGGAGTCACAAGGGATTGGGAAGGACATCGATTGGAAACTATAGAGTTCAGAGCGTGGGATAAGGATTGTTGCTTTAATGATAAGCCACAGATGTTCTATTCCGAGGACAGCGGGCTGGTTATATTCTTCGAAACCTTCCAGTTCGACGACGATGACATAATGCAGTATACAGGCATCAAGGATAAGAACGGCAAGAAGGTATTTGAGGGTGACATCGTCAAGTATTCGATAGACGGATACCTGCAGAGCACACCGTACCTCATCAAAGACATGATCGAGTGGATCAAGGAAATGTATAATACCGATAGCTACTATCAATGGGACGACTGCATAGAAGTCATCGGCAACAGATGTGAGAACCCGGAGATGGCGCATGGATAAGACCAACCTCTGCAAGACATGTAAATATAAGGACTGCCCGCTCGTCCCGAACTGGAAGATCAAAGACCCTGACCTCTTGATCGTAGGTGAGGCGCCGGGCGAGGACGAGGTTCGTTCGGGCATACCCTTCACAGGATCGTCAGGTCAGCTGATGCGGAAGATACTGCGAGAGACGGGGTTTCAGATGTCCAGGATTGCTATATGCAACACGTGCAAGTGCAGGCCACCCGAGAACGCAACCCCGAAAGAGAAAGAGATAGCTCTGTGTGCAGGGCAGTTTCTATTCCAAGAGATCGAAGAGATGAGACCCAAGGCGATACTATGCGTGGGAGCCATAGCATCGTCAGCATTCAACAAGGACAAGCGACTCAAGGACGTGATAGGCGAGGCAAGGGAGTGGCACGGCATGCGGATGATGTCGACGTATCACCCCGCATACCTGCTCTACTACCCCGAGGCGGAGTCAAAGTTCCGTAGAGACCTCCGGCAGCTATACAACATACTATACCCCGTCAAGCATGAGCGCAGGTTCGTGGTCGTGGATACATTGGAAGGGCTGGCAGAGGTAAAGAAGTGGGCGCATGGCAAGACGCTCATGGGAAGCGACATCGAGACGAACAAGACACTGGATCCGTTCGATGTCAACTCAAAGATACTCTGCATATCGTTCGGCGACGACCAGGTGTCATATTCAATATCGCTGGACAAAGACAACGACCCTGTGTACATGAGCGAGGCGACAGCCTTCGTGAAGCAACTGCTGGGCGACCCACATGTTACCCACATCTTCCACAGGTGCTGGTTCGATGTCAAGTTCCTGAAGTCAAGGGGCATTGAGGTCAAGAGATACACCGACACAAGGCTGAAGTCGTTCCTCCTGAACGAGAACAGGCTGGAGCACGGCCTGAAGGAGCTGGCGAGCGAGTACATAGGCGAGTATGAGTACACCCTGGGAGAGAAGGACAGGCATAGGTTCGGCCTTTACAATTGCGAAGATTCGTGGAACACGTACAAGCTCAACCAGATATTTGACAAGAGTATGACGCCGGGCCTGCAGAACGTGCTGGACAGGATCATACTGCCTGTGATACCCGTGCTGAACGAGATGATGCTGACAGGTATGGAGGTCGACATATCGTATGCCAAGAAGCTTGTCAAAACCACCATTAAGGATCGCGAGAAGGCATATCATGAGCTACTCAAGGAGCACAAGATATTCAGGGGCATCAACCTGAACTCCGGCCCACAGATGCAGAGCGTCATATTCGGCGCCCTCAAAGAGGCGAGCGTCAAAAAGACCAAGACAGGGGAATCACTGGACGAGACAGTGATGAACCACTTCGCCTACGCAGGCAAGACATGGGCAAGGAAGATACTGGAGATACGGGGGTTCGATAAGCTCCTCTCAACGTACATCAAGAAGATACCGAAGATGGTCAATGTGGACGGCAGGATCAGGACGCAGTTCGATCCGATGGGGACTGTCACAGGCAGGCTGTCATCGAGCGAACCTAACCTGCAGAACATACCACGCGACAACCGTGTGTACCGTATGTTCGTGGCAAGCAAGGACAAGGTGTTCTTCTACTTTGACTTCAGCCAGATGGAGCTTAGAATAGGATGCTCGATCGCCAACGAGCTGAAGATGATAGACGCATTCAAGCACCCTGTGGATGCAGAGGGCCATAAGATAGACCTTCATATACGCACAGCGATGATGATCAAGAGCAAGAAGGCGAGCGAGATCACCAAGGACGACAGGCAACTGGCGAAGGGCACATCGTTCGGATTGCTCTATGGGCAGGGTGCGGAAGGACTGAAGCAATACCTGTTCGACAAGTTCGGCATTGACATACCGCTGAAAGAGGCCGAGCGCATACGAAAGATATTCTTTGACACATACACAGGCCTGCCGTTATGGTATAGGAGGGTGCAGGGCGATTTGATGACGAACCACCAGATCATATACCCCACAGGCCGGATCAGGAGATTCCCACAGATAGCAGCGCTGGGCAAGGTCACAGGGGATATATTCAGGCGGGGAGTCAATGCGCCCGTGCAGGGATCGGCAGGGGACACCGTGCTGTTCGTGATGGCGCACCTGCACCGACTGATAGCCAAGAGGAAGATGCCAAGCAAGTTTGTCAACCAAGTTCACGACAGCGTCCTGCTTGAGATGGACAACTCAAAGGCACTGATAGACGACACGAAGGAGCTGGTCGAGCTTGTGATAAAGGATGTGGTACAGAACGATTCGATGTTCAGGTGGATCAAGGTGCCACTCGAGTGCGAGTATAAGGTGGGGCAGAACTGGGGAGAGCTGACAGAATGAGACGGATCAATCCGAAGCCAAGACATGACAGGGCGCAGGCGAAGTTGCTGGGTAGGGCAATTGACGGATTCGCTAAGGTCATAGCATTGAAGGTATGGTGGGCGTTCAATACCTTTCAATGGAAGCATGTAGCTTTTGTACGGTCAGGAAATATACAGGCAATCCATATCAACGGAAAGCTTGTGGCATTATACGACACGGAAAGTAAGAAGGTAAGCTTACCTCCCACACTTGGGGATGGAGACGTCACAGTAGATTTCTGGGTGCGGATAAAGACATTCGACCCAAAAACATGGACGAGAGCGCAACACTTTGCGTTCGCAAAACATTTCAGGAGGGTAGCATGAGCGAACGATGCATTCATCAGGACGTGTGTGAGTTCAAGCAGGAAGGGCCGGAAGGGGTGTGTGGGCTGAGAAAGATATGCAAGCACTACCCCGAGGAGGACGAGGACGGCATCCCAAGGAAGCCGAGCAGGAAGAAGGTCAGGATAGACGAGGGCGATACTCTCACCAGCGAGGCCGTCTTCAAGAGGGCAAAGAAGAAGCTGGAGAACCTACGGGACACAGGGAACCTTGACGAGAACCAGGTCAAGGCCCTGGATGGTGTCAAAGGGAAGCACTTCAAGACGCTGACCGAGCCACAGAAGGCGCAGATCGTGGAGATGTCCGACAGCATAAAGGTGTAACGGGAGGCAGCATGATAAGCAAGTGGGGAGCCGTCCACCAGAAGATATTCGATGAGTGTATCAAGGCTCAACCGAAATGGCGGTCGAACCGGGGTGCACTGAAAAAGGTAATCGGGATCAGCGTGACGGACGGAGACGAGTACAAAAGGGTAGTAGTCGGCGGCAAGACATACCTGGTGCCGATCGTAGACATCGTATGCATCGGGATCAGGGCAGAGGAAGTGCCGTTCAAGTATAAAGAGGCAGGGAAATGAAGTGTAACCGATGCCAGCAGGAAGCCGGTAGCGCAGGCCTGATCAACGGCCTGTGCCACCAGTGCTTCTGGAATCCACCACAGACCCAGTACAGCTACAAGTGCCCGGACTGCCATGGTGAGTTCCAGCAACCAGCGATAATAATATCGACTGGTAATACGGGCGCGACACACAAGTGCCCGTTCTGTGGCAGGATCATGCAAGGTACGACATAAGGAGGTAATATATGGCAGGCGAAATAGGCGAGACAGGTGGTCATATTTTTCAGGGATGGAATAATTCAGCTACCGATACAGCGCTACCCGTGAGCTTTGGATGGGCCACACAGGTGACGCAGGAGCTGAAGTCCCCTCACTTCGAGGCGAACATAAAGTATTCGAAGACGATCGAGGGCATACATCCACAGCTGTACTTCAGATACCTGAAGAGCAAGTTCAGCATGATCGAGACAGAGTTCTTCAAGCGCAGGATGAAGCAGCTGGAGAAGATGGTGGACGAGTATGCCGAGCTCGGGCAAGAGGCACTGAGCGACGAGTGCATCAGGCAGTTCTACATCATGGGCAGGGAGTCGGCGATGTGGGCATGCGGTATAAAGATATTCGTCACCCATGAGCAGATTGAGAAGTTCAGGTACAAGGTAAGGGGGTGCGGCCTAAAAGTAACGCCGATCAAGAACTTTGCCAGGGTGATACCCGATCATGCTGCTAGGCAGATAAAGTTCTGTATGGAGAAGAGGCTGTTCGATGACTATGTAATCGTGCACATCGATAGCAACGACTGGCGCAAGTCGGCCGTCAAAGAGACGGACAAGGAGAAGGTCAAGCGCGAGAAAGACCCGATATGCTTCGGCAGGATCAGGGAGTCTGACAAGTACTATTTTGTGGCAGACTGGGAGGACGAGATCGACTCACTCAAGCTGGACGACATCATCAAGGCGCTCAGCTTGAAGAAGAAGGACATGAAGATGAAGTACAAGATGGACAGGCCGGAGATCAAGAAAAAGAAGTAATCGAACGGGCATTGGGAGCGTGCCTTTAAGGGGATGAACAACCCAGCTCCCGCCAATAACAAGGAGGAGCAGATGGGAAAGAGGGCTAAGGCAAAGAAGCAGGCAGCAAGGAAGGCAGCAGGCGCGATGCTGGTCACGTTTGTACTGGACGAGACAGGATCGATGGGCGTGGTGAGGGACGCGACGATCAGCGGCTTCAACGAGTACGTCGAGTCGTTGAAGAAGGGTGCAACAGGGCCGGTCAAGTTCACGTTGACCAAGTTCGACAGCAGTAAGACCCAGATCGTATGCAATGCGATCGACATCAAGGACGTGGCTCCGTTGAACAGGGACACATACACGCCGGGTGCAATGACACCGCTGTACGATGCGGTGGCAGCAACGATCAGGGCCACAGACGAGAAGCTCACGCCGATCGTCAACAAGCCGACAGTGCTCTGCGTGATCATGACAGATGGCGAGGAGAACGCATCAAAGGAGTATACCCGAGAGAAGCTGTTTGCACTGATCAAGGAGAAGGAAGCACAGGGATGGAGGTTTGTGTATCTGGGTGCCAACCAGGACGCATGGTTGGTAGGACAGGCGCTGGGGCTGGCAAAGGGCAACGTCGTGACCTATGATCAAAGCAAGACCGTCAAGACGTTTGCCATGGTAGGCATGGCGAGCGTGAAGTATGCGTCGCATGTCGGCGCCGGTGGCCAGAGCGCAAACTACGGTAACTTCTTTACGGATAAGGATGAGGAGGACGTAAAGTAAAATAGTTCAGACAAACAACGGAAAATCTACTCCTTATATATGTAGGGAAGAAAGGGGGTGAGTAGATGGCAGACGAACAGGTGGTGTTGGATATGGACTTGGAAGTAAAGGTCGGGAAGTTCTCCTGGAAGGGAAAACTATCTGACGTCGCTAAGATCAACATGAACAAGCTGGGTGTTGAGCTGGCGCGGCAGCCCGAGCTGGTATCGTGGTTTGGGGTGGTATATGCAGAGGCAATAGATGCGGTGTCGAGGCTCAAGAACGAGGTTCAGAACCTACAAGATAGTCACACAGCGAAATATGCTGAGCTGGACTTGCGGGTAAGGACGGAGGCAGAGAGTAAAGGGAAGGACAAGCCGACCGAGCCCCGTATCAAGGCGATGATTCTCACGCATCCAGAGTACGTAGACCTCCAGAAGCGAACCCAAGCCAAGCAGGACGAACAGCTCAATGCAACATCAGCCATGAACAAGATCGGCAAACTGCTGGTCGGGTTGGAGCATAAGAAGGATATGCTAATTCAGTTGTCAGCAAATGTTAGAAAGGAGCTGACGGCAGGAAATTACGAGGATCCTTCGGGCACAAAGCCCTCGTAAGGTCGAAGTACTCAAATAGGAGGAAGGACAAATGGGTTTGGATCTAAAGAAGGTGCGTGAGAACTACGAGAAGAAGACAAGCGAGAAAGGCTCATTCGATAGATGGAAGCCGACTGCGGGCGGCAACCCGATCAGGGTTATACCGCACACGCTGAAGTATTTCACGGAGCCCGTATCGGAGATAGCGTTCACCTACTTCATGCACTACAGCATAGGGCCGGAAGGATCGAAGAGCTCTGTGGTGTGCCCGAAGAGCTTCAACAGGAAGAACGTGTGCCCGATATGTGAGGCAGTGGCACTGCTTCAAAAGACAGGCGATCCCAACGATGCATCGCTCGCCGCGGACATGGGGATGAGGCGTAGGTACATCATGAACATCATCGACCTGAAATCGGCCGAGACGGTAGCGAAGGGGATCCAGCCGTACGAATGCGGGCCGACCGTGTACAACGACACGATCAAGTGGATCAACGAGAAGTGGGGAGACCCACTCGACCTCGAGAAGGGAAGGAACTTCACCGTCACGATGACGGTTCCGGCCAGCGGTAACAAGAAGAGGACGGAATACTCTGTGGAGCCCGATCCGCAGCCGTCATCGATCATGGACAGCCTGCCTCAGAACTGGAAGGAGCAGGTTAAGAAGCTCGAGACGTTGATGCCGAAGGTTGTGCCCTACGACACGATCAAGAAGATGCTTGAGGGTGAGGTTGACTACGGCACAGCAGGGGAAGAGAACGGCGAGGAAGCTCCGCACGTGGGCACGGCGAAGGAGGCTGTGAAGGTTACAGCGCAGGCGACAGCTCAGATGACACCGGCAACCGCACAGGTGCAGGGAGGGGCAGGCACAGGGCCAGTACCTGCAGCGCCGGGTGGGAAGCCGAAGTGCTACGGGCAGCTCTACTCTACCAAGAGCGAGAAGTGCATAGCATGCGGTGTGAACGACCCATGCAAGGCAGAGTTCCTTAAAGAATAGGATAACGGATGGGGGCGGGCTGGGCTACTAAGTGGCGGACACAAAGGCTTAGTGTAAGGGTCAAACCGCGCCTACCCAGCCAGCCCACCAACTAAGAGAGGGTAAGACATGGCAAAGGACAAAAGTGTATTTGAACTGGTGGCCGACGAGTTCGATGATGTCGTCGTAGGTAAAGGCGAGGACATCAAGAGCTGGGTCGACACAGGCAACTACGCCCTCAACAAGATCGTATCAGGGGACTTCTTCAAAGGGTATCCGTGTGGCAAGATCACTGAGCTGTTCGGAGACCCGTCTGCAGGCAAGTCGTTCTTCATATACAACGCGATCGCCAACTTCCAGAGGCGGTACGAGCGGCATGCGTACCCGATACTGGACGACGTAGAGGATGCGTTCATGGCGAACGTGGTTGAGATGATGGGAGTGGATGTCCCGAGAGTAATACGCAGGACATCAGATACCGTGGAAGAACACTTCAGGAAGATGTTCCTTGGAACGAAGGATACAAAGGGGCCGGA